CGTAAAAATCCTGATAACGTTCTGTTACCATATCTTTCTACTTCTTGTTCATACAATTCCGGTAGGTATTGTTGAGCAAAGTTATTTGAGTTCGCACCAGCGCCATCAAACTGTAAAAAGTTACTGTTGAGCACTTGTTGCGATTGACTTGGTACAATAGTACCAAATTGTGGACTTAAAGCCATAATTATTAATTTTTAATTAGTTAGTTAAATTTTTTAGTTTTTATTCTTAGTTTTGACGAATCTAATCCACTAATCGATTTTACTTTTAATCCATTGACAAAAACATTACCATCGGCAACTTGCCTTGGTTTATCTGTAGAAGGATTTTTAGAAGTGTTAATAACATTTTTAATGCCATCAGCTTTTCCTTGTTCATAAAAATGATGAGCTAATTTATCAGCGTTCATAGCAGCATACATTGCTTTATGATAACCAGATGGATCTACAATTTCTCCTTTGTCGTTAGAATATTTTTTAACAAAGTTTTGTACATCAATTTGATTTTCACCAACTTTAACAGGATCTTTTATACCATATCTAAATTTTTTTTCTCCAATATTAAAATCAAAACCTTTGAATTCTTTGGAAAAAAGTTTTTTAGTATTATCTCTAAAATCCCCGTGTAATTGTTGTGCAACTTCTTGCTGCGCCTTGTATTGGTCATAAAAACTTACAGCTTCTTGCTGTTCTTTAGTAACGCCCGGTCTCAACTTGATCTCGTCGTAATATTTACTTTTAGAACTTTCTAGATGCTTTTTAGCTTTTGCAACCTCTTCTTTATATGCAAGTTTTTTCTTTCGAACATCTCTTGCTTCATCCACTTCTTCGTCAAAATGAAAATTGTCTTCCATTAAAAAAACAATTTCTTCTAACTCTAGGTGTGGTTTTGTTTTTATATAATACTCTTTAAGCAGTTGCCCGCTATTTAGTTTAGAGTAATCTTTATTTAATGCTACGTAATCTTCTACAGTACCACCAGTATCTTCCATAAAAGTTACTAGTTTTTCTATATTTTCAGGTAAAGCTTTACCAAGAACTTGCTCATCTCTTTTTGCTTCAGCAATTTCTTGTTTAATTTCTTTAACCTGTGTTTCTTCTTCTTCTGTTATTTCTTGAATTGGTGAAGGTTCTTCAATAGTTTTGCTGGACTCTTGTACTTGTTCGTCCATTTCAGTGCTATCTCCGGCTTGTTCGCCCACATCCATTTCCTCTGTTTCTCCGATACGAATGGCATTATCTTCTGTTTTAATTATTTCTTTAGGTATTTCTACTTTTACTAAATTAGGAACAATTTCTCCTGTGGCTTCTGGTTTAGTTAAATCCACTTTCACCGGATTAACATTGCTTAATTTACCTAAATTTTTTAGTTTTGGTTTTGACTTTAATTTAAAGTCACCTTCCTGTTTAACAGGTTCATTTGTTTTTGTTTCTTCTGACATGATAAAATATTATATAATTAATTATTATTGTTGTTGTTGACTCAAAAATGAATCAACATCAAACCCTCCAGCGTTAATACCAGTATTTTCAAAATCTACTGGGCCAGAATCGTTTTGTCGTTGACTAATCAACTGACTTTGTTGAGTTCCTTGTAATTTAACTCTTTGATCTTTACGATTTTCTATTTCTTTTTCTTTACCGCCTTCCGCACCAACTTTTACTCGAGCTAACTGCATGTTGTATTCAAACTCTTGAGATAACAACTGGGCTTTTATTTGCAACTCTGTTTGCATTCTTTGTATTTCAAACTGTGACTTAGCTTGTTCTACTTGTACTTTTTGTTCTGTTAAAGCTTGTTGCTTTTGTACTTCTGCTAATGCTGTTTTTTCAGCAGTTTGTGCTTGAGCTTGTGCTTGAGACTGAATAATCAACTGTTGTTGCTGCTGATCTCTTTCTTGTTTCTTTTGTCTTTTTTGTTTTAATAGTTGATTAGCTAATTTAAGATTTTTAATTTGTCTTATATCTATAGCATCTTCTAAATCAATACCTTGAGACTGTAAAGCTATTTGTATATTTTGTTCAAGTATTTGTTTTTCTTCATCATCTGGTTCAAGTTCTAAAAATATACCAAAATCATGTAAATTTAAATTTGAAATTTCTTTTAAAGTTTGTACATTGTAAACAGATATACTTTCCATTAAAGCGTTAGCTGTTAAAGGAAATTGAAGAACGTCAGCTAGTTTCAAAGAAATATTTTCACATATTCTTAAAGACAAATACATACTAGCTTGATTAATATGTTTTGTAGCGATGTTAGATTGATTTGCAGCCATTTTTGCTAATCCTACCAAAGCATCTTTATCTGGTAAACTACCATCTCTAGCCTCATTAAGTCCAGTTACATCTCTTATCATTTGTAAATAGTATTGATAAGTTTGTATTAAACTTTGAAGTTTAGCACCACTAGCAGAAGAGGTTAATTCTTGAATTGGTATTTTACCTCTATTTATTTCACCATCTTGAGTCAAGGTTCTACCAACTATACTACCAGTTTGAAAATACATATTTAATGCCTCTGCTGGATTATAATTTGTTCCATTACCTAAATCTACTTCAGCTAAACCATCCATGTCTAAAAATACTCCATCGGGAACCATTCTGGCTAATACTTGTTGCATTTTTAAATGAGTCAACTGTATCATATCAGCAAAACCAGTAATTTTACTAACTAAAGATTCTATTCTACCCTTGTACATTCTTGGTGCACAAATAGCATAATTCATTTCAACTTTAGTTGTGTCGGAAATAGGTCTAGTCATGTTTTCAGCTAATTCCCATTTCAACATAGTGTTAGTGCCTAAAACTTTAACACCACTATATAGGACTTCTATACTTCTAGAAACTCTATCATAAGTGTCTGCTGGTGGAGGATTAAACTCGTCAGTTTTTTGAATTATTTTCTCTAACCCATTATCTGTTTTTTTCAACTTAAATACTTGGTTCATGTACGTCTTATACTCAAAATATAAAATCTGAACCGTGTTATTGTCATAATTTCCCCAACCAGTAATATACTGTCTATTACCTGGCATTTCCTGTATTCGCTGTAATTCTTCATTACTTATGTCAGGAAATTGTTTTTTTAATTCTGGTATAGTAATTGATTTAACTTCCCCTACATAATAAATATCTTCAAAATTTGGATCTTCTGTATATGAATAAATCATATAAGCGGGGTCTACATAGTCAACCGTGATACCATTTGATTTATTAAAATTAGTTTTGCACGCTGCTATTCCACAAACAACAAGATCTTCATTTAATCTTCTTTTTGTTAGCTCATATTTATTTTTAGCTAACGTTGTTGTTATAGCTTCTTCTTCCGCTATTTCTATAGATTGTTTATAGCTTAGTTGCATATGCAACTCTAACTCTTCTGTAGTTCTTGGTAGTTCTTGCGGTGGAACATTAGACTGTTGAAGATTTAAACCTAAAACTTCTTTTGCTTTAGCTATCTGATCTTTAGCATACATGTCTCTTGCTACGGCAGTTGCATAATCTGTTCTTTTTTTAACAGACTCTGGATCTTGAGAATAGGCTTTTATATCATATTCTTTATTAGATATACCGTTAACTACAATGTTTACAAATTTAGATAAAACTGGAACTGGTTTCCAATCTAAATTTAAATAAGATAAATCACCATTAATAGACAATTCATCTTTATATTTTTGAACAGATTGTTCACCTCTTGCGTATAATCTTAAATAATGAAAATTATTAAAACTAGTTAAATATCTATTACCATTAGTTCTACCTTGATTAAACCATTCTGTTTCAATAGCTGATGCCACCTGTGAACCATATTCCCACGAAGCTTTTTCTATGTCTGGTACTACCTGACTTGGAAAGGCGCTATTAGAATTTGTGTACATTTTCATTTATTCAATTATTTTTGACATTGATCCTTTGTTATTATATTTTTTAATTCCTAAATCATAAACTTTTTTCTCAATAATAGGATTTGGTCTATATTTATTCTTATTACAAGCCATTATTGCTAATCCTGAACTAATTGACGCATCATGAGTTGTTCTATTATTTATATTAAATTTAGCCCAGTCCTCTAAAGTTCTTTGAAAATATAAATCTCCATAACTAGAATCAGATTTTAAACCTATATAATCTTGTATGTAAGATTCTATAGCTGCTGCGTGAGCTTGTTTTATATCTTCGCTTGAATTAGGTATACCACCTATTTCTCTTTCTGTTACCGATAATTTATTGTATATTTTATCTGGTCTATTCATAGAGTAACCTCTATAACCTCTTCTTTTAAAATAATATAATAATCTAGGTTTATTATTTTCTGCAAGTATTGGCATACCGTAAAATATACAAGCCATTAAAACATCTTCAAAAAATATTTCTGCCGTAGCAGGTCTTGCTATGTATTCTAAAAAAAAATGATTAGCAGGATGATTTTCCATACTAAATTTAGTTAAACCATGTAAAGCACCATTAGAACCCCTTCTGTCTACGGTACCTGATATGTCATAACTATCACAACCAAAAGCTCCCATGTGCTCGTTACCCGGATGTTTAATACCATTTTTAGATATTACATTGTTTTGTAGATGTATTGAAGGAACCCATGACACAAAAAATCTACCGTTATTTGTAGGGTTAAAAACAACCGTGGTATCTTTAACACCATTAGTCCATTGAAAATTTCCTTGAGTTATTACGTTAGTATTTTTAATATCAGCATTCCAGTCTATTTGCTCATAAATTTTAGTTAGATTAAACAAAGATGATTTAGCTTCATCTCTGAAAGCATGTTCTTCTGTACGTGGAAACTGTCTATAAAACTCATTTAAACCGTCTTGATCTCCTTTAAGACCATCAACTTCATTTTGCCAATACTCTATAACACCTAAATTTATTTTTGTTCCATGCGGATCTTTGACCGGTGTCTGTGGTGTATTGAAGACAGGTACGCCATAAGAATCGATGTATCCTTCGTAATTCCACTCCATAGGTATAAACAAAGAATATAATCCTGAGCGAGTCTGTCCATTGGCGTTTCTCTTGGTAACATCGGAATCATAGTAAAGTTTCTTAAAATTGTCACCACCTTTATCTAAAGCATTTGAGGTACTACCCATCATACACTTACCAATAATTTTACTACCTAATCGTAGTGTTGTTTTAGTGACTCGCCAATTATTTAATATATTGTTTGGCCTTTCCCATTTACCTGATTCATCATGAACTAAAAGTTTTAGTTTTTCACCATCATAACTGTTATCACCTGTGTTTTTCCAATCAACAGTTGTATCTAACCCTGTAAGTTCTCTAAGTGTTTCATTTGTTTCAAGCTTTCTTCTAGTAAATTTACTTGCTGGAACTCTATAAGCTAATTCTGTTTTTGGACGGTCCATACCGTCTTGTATTGGTTTAAAGAAAAACGGGTAATTAACCGAGATTGGTACGACTTTGTCAGTAAACATTGTTTTAGCGTCAGGTCCTGATTTAGATAATATTCCAAATCTTGAGTCTGTTGATATTGTTGCGCTGTTAACAGTTTCACCTGAGGCCATAAACGAAAAACCAGATCGTCTGTTTTTAAGGTAGCAAATACCATATGATCTTGTATCGGCTTTACAAGCTTCCCAGAATATAAAGAATAATCTGTTTGACTCCCTAAAATCTGGTTTCCCAACATCAATCTTGGACCACTGCAGGTACATATAATGAGTACCAGTAATATAAGTAGGATTTTTTTTATTATAAAACCAAAACCCTTTTTCTCTATATTCAAACTCTTTATCAATATAATCATACCATGTTTCTTTAAAATCTACATCATACTCTTCCCAATCAAATATTGTTTTAATACGTTTGAAAGCTTTAGGTAATAAAGTTCTTTCCCATGTATTAGATTTAAATTTTACTATATTATCTAGTTGTTTAGGTAAAGCTATTTTAAGATTTTGTATTTCATACACTTCACCTATTTCACCAGTTTTACTAATTACAATTATATCGTGTTCTTTATTGTAACCGTATTCCCATTTTTTATACTTATTGTTTCTTTTTAAAACTTTAGGTTTAATATGGTTTTCTAGTACTTTAAACAATGTTTGCTTGTACATTATTTAGATCTTCCTTCAGCAAAACCTCTAAAGCTTTTTTCTTCTTTAGCTTCTTTAGGTTTTTCGTTTAGCATCTCTTCCTCCTCCTGTATTCTAGTTGTTATTTCAAAAGCATCCATAATACAAAGTTTTTTTGTAGCTGCTGCATTTTTTAAACGGTCTGCTGATATGTCTGGGCCAAAATCTATAATAGGTTCTTTAGCAACTTTAATTAATTCTTTAACTGCTACTCGCCCAGCTTGGATTATATTCTTTTTTGTTTCCTTTATATCCATATTTAATAACAATATCATTTGATTTCATACAATACAAACGCTTTTTATCAACAACAAAATCGTATTCACCGTATGGTGTATAACCTACAGTGTCTCCCTCATGTATTCCTAGCGCTTCTAACGAGCTATTACCTATTTTTAATATACCAATAAGGCTTTGCTCTTTTGCAACCTTAAATTTACTTTCGTTTTTTAAAGGTTTTATAAAACATCTGTCGTTTATAGACATCCATTTTGTATTTTTTTTATATAAATAAATTTGATCTAACGAACAAAAGTATTTATTATCTTGAAAAAAAGATCTAGACTTTTTCTTTACACCTTTCATATCATAGAAAGTTCTAAAAACATTATGATGTATTAATATTATATCACCTTTTTTTATTTTAGTTTTAAAAGCTAAAGGAACCTGAATTACTTTAGCTACGTTGTTTACAAACTTAAAACTTTCAATTTTAGTGTTTAATATTATTTTAACGTTTTCTATATCTATTTCGTTTTCATAAGTGTCGCCAACTGGTTCTACTATGAAATCATATAAACTTTGCATTAATATTCTAAATCATATTCGATGGATATTGCCATGTTAGAATTAAACTTCTTCCACGGCAATATTTCATCTCCTTTTTTT